TCGTTCTCCCCAGGCGACAGGGTCGGGAGTTCTGCGCCGATGCTGACGGCGTTGTTGACGCTGACAGGCGAGCCGCTCTCGTACTTGTACGCCTCGCCGATGTCGAGGTCGATGTACAGGGGAGCCCCGAGGCTTCCCTTCGTGCTGTTTCCGGTGATGCTGCCGTAGCGCACTGTGTTGATCGAGGCGGTCATAATGTCCTCCGCTCCGTACCCTGTAATCGTGATGACAGGGCGGAAGGTGATGGTCGTGCTGCCGTTGTACTCCCAATTGTACGCGACTGTGATGACGGGCTCGTAATAGTTGATCGGGCTGTCCGTTTGATAAATCCATCCGTTGACTACAGCCGTCCCCGCCGTGTAAGTCTCGGCGGTGCCGTAGGCGAAGTCATGACCCGAGCAGGACAGCATGACGTCCATCCCGTTCGTCGTTTCGGCTGTGACGTTGACAGAGCAATTATCTCCGCTGGCGGTCGCTTCGGAGGTATTGATCCCCCATGTGTAGCCGGCAGCTGTCCTCATGCTGAAAGCGGTCCGCCCGCCTGCTACTCTGATGGTGTCGCCCGTGTTCAGCATGGAGGTTTCGAACACTTCGCGGGTATAAGTGTAGGGGTAGTCGCCAGAGCCGCCTCCCAGCCGGACGTCCCCGAGGGGTACGTCGTTGATGGTGACCACGCTCTCCCCGAGATTGATGATTCCGTACCCGTCCACCAGCAGGAGCGGAGACGCGTCGAACAGCGTCGGGTTCTCGATGGTGCCACCGCTGGTGACCGTGACCGCCGTCTCGCCGCTCGTGAGGTATCTCTGCGGGCGGCAGTCAAACACAACGTCAAACTCGCCTGTCTTGACGCCGATGTTCGACACATCGAGCCCGCTCTTGTAGACCGCCATGCGATACTCGCCCGCGTTAAAATCGTCCGTAAGACGCTGATAGCCCTTCTTGGAAAGAAGGGCATTTCTCAGGTCGCTGATGGCTGTGCTCCAGTTCGCCTCTGAAGAGGAACCGAGCACGCAGTGATATGTGATCTCAATATTTTCAAACCGCCCCCGGTCGAGGGCATAGGAGCCGTTGCGCCCGGGGATCTCGATCATCTCGACATCGCGGGCGGGCGCATTGAAGACGGTGACGTCCTGCACATAGACGTCGAAGTCCCGGCTGTCGTTGCCGGCGAAGGTAAAACCCTTGTAAACCGAATCTAACGCCATGCGTTCATCCTCCTCTTCTGTGCGTTGATCAGGCGGCGCTCGACCTCGGCAGCGAGGTCATTCACGTTCTGTCCCTCGCTCGCGTATACGTTGATTGTCACACCGCTGCCGGTCATGGCATCCGCCATCCTGTTCATCTCTTTCCAGAACGGGTCGAGCGGCAGGATCGCCTCGGAGCCTGCTTCGCCGCCGCCGAAGATCGTGGGCCTTGTCATGATGCCACCTTGACGGTACCACTCGACATCGACGTTCGGCGCCTTGCCCATTCCTCCCACGCCCCAGGGGATTTTGCCCCCGCTGATCTTGAAGTGGGGGAGCTGGATGCCCTCGAAAATCTTCCCGAGATGCAGCGGGAACAGGTTCTTGATCTTGTCGATAAAGCCGACGACCTTGTCATGGGCCCTCTCGAACGGGCTGACGATCTTGTCTCTGATTGTCTCCAGCGTGCTCGCTATGGAGTTCTTCAGCGCATCAAACTTGTCTTTGACGTTGTCCTTGATCGCCTGGACCTTCTCCGTGACGCTCGTCTTGATCTTCCCCCAGATCTCCGTCGCCTTCTCCTTGATCTTGTCCCAATTCTTCCAGAGCAGCACGCCCACCGCCGTCAGGGCAGTGATGACGCCGATCACGATGCCCACAGGCCCGGAGAGAGCCGTGAAGACCGGGATCAGTGCGCCGATGCCGGACGCGATCGCGCCGATGACGATAAGCAGCGGGCCGAGCACCGCCAGAAGGGCCGTCACAGCGACGACCACCTTCGCGATGGTGGGATGCTGCTGCATCCACTCGATCATCTTCTGCAGGGCCGGCACAACCTTCTCGGAGACCATCTGCGCGAGCTGGGAAACTGCCGGAGCGAGAGCCGCGCCGATCTCTTCCTTCAGGTCGCCCATCGAGTTCTTCATCTGCTGGATCTTGCCGAGGGGCGTCTTCGCCATCTCCTCGTTCATGTGGCCGACGTTCTGGGTGATGACCTCGGACAGGACTGCCGCCCTCTCCTCTTCAGTACCATACTTCAGGATCTTCTCCTGACTTTCGTCGAGCGTGATACCGACACGGCGAAGAGCACCGGCATTGCCGTTCATGGCCTTGCCCATAAGGTTGGCCACGCTGACTGCGTCCGCCGTGGAAGCATTGAGGCCGTGCTGCTGAACGAGTAAGTCGTCCATAGCAGGCAGCAGGGTCTCAACTGTACTCGGGTATTTCGCGAACGTCGCTAACTGCTGGGCACCGGACAGGGTGACCTCGTCACCGACGACACCGATCGCCTGCAGGGCGCTCGCGTAGTCCATTGTCGCCTGCGCAGCATCCTCGGACGCGCCCATTCTGGTCTTGTAGATCTCCGTCAGCTTCGTCTCTGATTCGAGCTGCACCTGGTACGCATCGAGCGCCTTATTGATGCCCGCAATCAGCGGAACGGAGATCGCCGAGATCAGCGCGCCGCTCTTGGCCAAAGACGCGCCGACGGTCTTCAGCCGGTTGCTTAAAGATCCGGAGATATTGGTGCCTGCCGCTACGCCCGCGCGGGAGGCTTCCGGGCTGACAGCGTTCTGAATGCTGCCCTTGATGCCTTTTGCGGATGGTATGATCTGCACATAGGCTTGTGCGATTGTATTATCTGCCATTTAATCACCTCTCACCCTGCGGTTCCACTCCGCAAGGAATGCGTCGCCGGTTTCAAATCCGGCGAGCTTCGTTCTTTCAGGTGTTCTGTTCGTATCCATGAGTTCGGTAATCAGCTTCGGCGTCTCCTTCGTGTCCGCGAAGCTGTACCTAAACAGGGTGATCTCGTCTGCCATACGTGCGATGACGTATTGCATCGGCAGCCGCTCAAACCCTGCCATTTTCATCTTGATCCTTGAATCTTCCCCTAAGCCGGAGGCGAGCGTTGCCAGCAAGGGAACCGGCAACGCCCAAAAATCCAGCACATGATATGTCTCTGCGAAGTCGCAGATGACAGCATCCTCATCGAGGGCCAGCATTCCGGCAAGGGCCATCAGTTTTTTGTTTCTGCCGCCTCCGTGAGCACGTTGAAGATCTCGACAAACTCTTCCGACAGGCGGTCGATGTCGTCGAACCCTTCGTCGTCCGTGATGAAGTCGATCAGCGCGTCCGCCTGCTCTTTGCCCAGGATGAGCTCGAGGATGTCAAAGATTACAAGACCGTTGTCATCCCGCTGGACGTCCCTGAACATGCGCAGGAAGCGCGCGCTCTTCATCATCTTCTCGTTGGCTTCAAACTCGAAACCGGATGGAGTTTTTCCCTTAACCATTGTGCTGTTCCTCCTTTATCCTCTACTAAGCTCTGAGGATGTACTTCTTGCTCGTGTCGTAATCGAACGCAGCGTCGCCCTTCATCGCGGTCAGGGTGATCTCGTAAGCAACGGGGGCGTTAGCGACATACTGCACATCGCCGATCTCACTGACAGCGGCGTTCGGGATGACGTGACGAACGACAGCGCCGTCCGTCTCGATCGTGTCGATGACCCAGGCGTGAGCCGAGAGGTCTGCCGCGTTAGATCTGACCGTGATGCCGGCCGTCAGAGTGCCGGTGACATTGTCGTCGCCATAGACGACCTTAAGGACGTCCGCGTTGAGCGCTTCGAGCATCGTGAACTGATAGGTTTCTTCCTTGGACGTCTGAACGACCAGGACAGTCTCGGTGCCCCACTCCTTGATGGTCTCGGACTCAATGCTGATCGAGTTCGTGAAGCCGTCCTCGGAGATATAGCCCACGTTCTTGAACGCCGCATCGAGCGCCGTCGTCGCATCTGTGGGCAGCGTGGAGCCGATGGGCGCATAAAAGATCGCGCCGCCGACCTTGGGCTTGCCGACAGTGACATTAGACGTAGTATTTGCCATGTTATTCTCCTGTCTCTACAAAAGTTACATCGAATGTACTCTGGTATCTGTATTTGCCGGTGCGGGTGTCCGTGTGGTTGTAGCAGGACGAGAGGCTGACCGCCCCGATGTTCTCCACCGTGACGAAGTCCTCCATCGCCGCCCGCACCTCTTCATCGAGGGTGGCGGCCTCCAGCAGGCTCTTCCCGTAGGACTGGATCGCGAAGGACCCGGTCTGGATCAGATTCTGCTTGTTGCCGCCGACCCGCTCGATCAGGACGAGCTGATCCGGAAACTCCGGGAAGTCCACAGAGGGGACCTCCGGAGTCTCCATAAGAACAGGCACACCGTTTAATGCAGTCACCAGATAAGATCTCAAGGTTTTCTCAATCAAACAGACCGCCTCACTTTCTCAAGGGTGTTGTTGGTCAGGTTGTCGTAGAATGCGTCAGCGTCTCCGGTGAAAACGGCTGCACCGGATCTCTCCGGGTAGGTGCGTTCTTCCACCTCGTAACCGGGGCCCGCCTGGGCTTGCATCTTCAGCGCAATATCCATGCAGGCGCCCTTGACCTCGTCGCTCTTCAGGAGCGCCCTGACGCCTCGCCTCACGAGTTTGACCTTCAGGGTGCTATTCATAGACGACCACCTTGACCTTCTTGTTCCAGTCAAGCGGGATGTTCGCCTCGATGCCCTGCGTGGGCTCGCCGACCGTCCGGAACTTCTTTCCGAAGACGATGACCTCCTTGTCGATCCAGTCGTTCTCGTCGCCCTTCGGGAGAGCGATGACGTAAGCGAGCTGCTTACCGTGTAACTGGAGGACGTCGTTGATCTCGTCGCTTGTCGGTTCGCCGACCAGGACGCCGCTGATCTCCTGCTCGGTCGTCGTGTAGACGGGACGACCGAAGTCGTCCTCGCCCGTCTTCGTCTCGCCGATCAGGATGATGCTCGTGGTCTTAATCCTCGCCATAGAAATCAATCACCCCGTACTTCTGGGACCACAGCCCCAGGCGCTTTAAGTCATTGCGCATGATCGCATTCGCAATGCCGCCGCCCGGGACCGCGTACGTCCCGCTCCAAGAATAGCCCAGCGCAGACTGACTCTCCTGCGACATGGGCTCGCCGTCTGTTGATTGCCGAAGGACACGAACGACGATGTCAACCGTTACAAGCTTGGCGACACTGTCCAGCGCTTCGCTCTTGCCGATCATATCGTCGAGGTCCTTTCCGACCTTGGCTGCTTCGTACCTAAGCGCATCGCACACGAGCGGGAGCAGGGCCTCGATGCGGGCCTGCTGATCCGCTGTGTAAGAGGCACCGGAAAGGTCGAGCACGTCTTGTAAAGTTGCATACGTCATTTCTCTGCCTTCTTCTCCTTCTTCGGCGCTTTCTTCGCCGACTTGTCAGTTTCAGGAGCGGCGACCGGTTTCCAGACGCCGCCCATTTCAGACTCTACGTCGATGATCGCGCCGGTTAATTCGTTGCGATACTTCATGACGCTACGCCTTGACGATAGCGAAGGCGGCGGGGTTCAGGATGCCCCAGCCGATGTAAGCTTCGGCGCGGAGAACGACTTCGTTCGTTCTCTTCAGGTCGCCCTGGCCGTCGGGATCGCCGTACTGGATGACTTCCATCGGGATGTTCTTGGCATAGCCCCAACGGAAGGAGTTGGCGAAGTCACCAACGATGACGTGGTCAGTCTGAGAACCGGAAGCGGTGCCGGTGGTGTTGACGGTCTTGTTGACGTCAGACGCCATGCCGTAGAACGCATCGGGGTTCTGGCCGAATCTGAACTCGGGGAACTGCGGAACGCCGCTGGCCTTCAGAGCGCCCAGAGCAGCGCCGGCAACGGGAGACATCGCGATACCGGTGATCTCGCCGCCATTCGCCTGGACAGCCTGGATGGCCGCGTCGATGTTGCTGTCGATGTTTGCAGCAGCGTA